AAATCACCCTCATCAATTCCAGTAGTATTAATGTTTAATGAATTGACTTTTGTATTTCCTGATATATTTGCACTACCAATTACATCTAATTTTACACTTGGATTTGTGGTTCCAATACCAACACCAGTTTGATTGATTCTTACTTGCTCGTTTGCTGCTAAAAGTCCACCAGCAAAGAATGAAAGATACTTTGCTGTATTTGTAGTTCCAATACCAATTGATAAACTACCATCAGAAGTATATAAGTATCCATCTAATGCTCCATTAACCGTCCAAGAACCAGAAGAGAAAGCACTATTATTAATACCCAAGTCAATAAAGTTTGTTGTATCAGACCCAGTATCTGCCGTGGCAATCAAATCAGCAGAAGCACTTGCGGCAGCAAGAGAGTTTCTTATATTGAGTTGTGTATAACCATTTACACTACCAGTAAAATCAGCAATCGCATGTGTTAATCCTAAAGTTGGAAGAGCATTATTAGTAATTGTAAGTTTATATGCTGGAATTGTAGTTCCTATACCAATAGAACCATCAGAACTTACAATAAAAGCAGTTCCATCTGGGTTTGCGTCATCTTCAACTATCAAGGCATTCCCAGAACCAGTTTGAGTAATTCTTACTGCTGCATCTGTTGATGTATTACTAGAAACAACTAATTGTTTTAGAGTTCCAACACTCGTTATACCAGAAGCAATAGTAATACCAGCACCAAGAGTTGTGGAACTTAAAACTGGAACATCATTAATTTGATAAACTTTTCCTAAAGCAACATTTAAGTTTTCACTTGATTTTAATGACTCCGAACCATAATTCCACAGGAAAGTTTTTTGAATTGATGTTGAACCAATACCAATTCCAGCACCATCCAATAAAATAGGGTCTGTAAAGGAAACTGCAACTCCAATTATTTTAGCACTTGTCTGTATAGTTGCTTGTGTTTCAGTAGTTGTTGACCCTTCAACTATAAGATTTCCAACAATTCTTACAGTTCCTGAAGATACACCTACTTTATATGGACTAATATAAATTGTAGATGGACCACTAATAATGCCAGTAGTAAATCCTATATTTTCTGTTGAAATACCAGTAGAAAATGTATTGGCAGTAATAATACCAGTAGTGTTTACACTCGCAGTTGTAGTTAATCCAGTAGCAGTTGTAGCAGTTCCAGAGAAAGTAGTAGCAGTAATAATCCCTGCTCTAAAGTTTCCACTTGCGTCACGAGCAACAATTGTGCTTCCCGTATTGAGATGTGTTGCGTTTGATGTTACTGTAAATGTAACTGCAGTTCCTGTTGCCTCGTTTGCAGTAAATGTTGCAATACCAGTCAATCCCGTTCCTGATGTCTTGAGGTCTAATGTTCCATTACCAACTGTAATTCCACTAGTCGTCACACCAGTAATTATTCCCTTTGAGTTTACAGAAATTGATGGAATGGAAGTACTTGAACCATAAGTTGCAGAAGTAACACCAGAAAGTGCTAAAGTTACTGCCAATCCAACATTTTGAGTTCCATTAAATGAAACTGATGACCCAGTAGAAACATCACCACTTATACTAAAAAATCTTGAGGTTTGTAATTGTGTAGCAGTAGATGCTATACCAGTAAGACTTCCTACAAAACCTCCAGTAGCAGTTATAATACCAGTAGTGTTTACACTGGCAGTTGTAGTTAATCCAGTAGCAGTTCCAGTAAGACTTCCTACAAAACCTCCAGTAGCAGTTATAATACCAGTAGTGTTTACACTGGCAGTTGTAGTTAATCCAGAAGCAGTGGTTACTACACCAGCAACACTTCCAGTAACACTAATATTATAAGTTCCAGATAATCTTGCTGAGTCTATTGTTCCAGTTGTTATACCAGATGCGTCGGCAAGATTTGTAGCAGTAGTAGCAGTGCCTTGAAAAGTTGGAGCAGTAACAGTACCTATAAATCTTCCAGTACCATTTACATCCAATCCTGCTGTAGGTGTATTTGTTCCAATTCCCAGAAATTTTGAAGCAGGATTGAAAATAATATAATTGTTTGATGATGATACAGTTGAAATAGTTCCAGAAGTTTGAGGAGTAACTAAAAGATACTGATATACCTCAGTATTAATACCAGATGATTGATTTGTCAGTAATCCAGTTAAACTAACCCCAGAACCAACAAAACCAGTAGCACTTACAACACCTGAAATATTTGCGTTTCCACTTACGTTTAATTTTTCAGTTAGAATTGTGGTTCCAATACCAACTGAATAAGAATTTGATACAACTACATTTGATACAATTTTTCCACCGATGGAAACATCTGTACTAATAGAAACCGTAGGTGCGTTAAGATTTAAACTTCCCGCATAAGAAATGATAGAAGATGCTATAGAAATTGTTGGCGTACCAGGGTCACTAATAAAGTTTATCCCCTTTACCCCAAAGTTTTTATCTGCCATCGGTCTTTTTAGTTATTTATGGATTGGGAACTAATCATACCGAAGAACATAATATTAATTCAGTATTAAAGTAAAGTATTTCTCGCAAATCTATAAGTCGTCAAACCACTAACACCAGTTTGTGGAGTTGCTTGAAGAATACAATTTCCTCCAGTAATTGTTGCTCCAATAGAAACAAGTAATGAATTATCATACATCACTCCATATTCTTGCGAATATGCAGTAGTTTGATTTTGCGTTATAAGAACCTTTTGTGCTTGAATATAAGAACCAACACCAATGTGAACTGTATATTCGGCAATCTTAAAGTCAGTAGAAGAAACAGAGAAACTATCTATTGTTGTAGAAACACCAACAGATGCAGTAAATGTCCCAACACCAGTTTTTACTCCGTAAGTTTCAACTTGAAGTGGTGTTATTGGATTTGTGGTTCCAATACCCAAATTTCCACTTGATGGGATATAAGTTAATGTACTACTTACAAAATTAGATGTTATAGTGCCACTGGTCGTAGTAAAGAAACCAATATATTGTGGAACAGTTGTAGAAGAAGTTGATACTGTATTAGATAATAAACCAGTTAGATTGGAACCAGAACCAGAAAATGAAGTAGCAGTAACTACACCAGTAAATCTACCACCACCTTCAACCTGCAGTGTTGATGTTGGATTTGTGGTTCCAATACCAACAGAACCCGTAATAAAAGTATTTCCAGATACTTGAAGTTTTGATGTTCCTGTTTGTATTCCAGAACCAATTACTACTGGTCCATTGGTAAATGTAGAAAGTCCAGTAACGGTCAAACTATCAAGTAATTGACCGGAGTTTGCTATAGACCCAGTAATATTAATGTCATAAGTTCCAGATAATCTTGCTCTTGCTATTGTTCCAGTTGTTATACCAGATGCGTCGGCAAGATTTGTAGCAGTAGATGCTATGCCTACTAGACCTCCTACAAAACCTCCAGTAGCAGTTATAATACCAGAAGTGTTTATATTAGCAGTTGTAGAGAATCCAAGAGCAGTAGTTGCTGTTGTAGCAGTTCCAGTAAGATTTCCTACAAAAGTAGTAGCAGTTATAATACCAGAAGTGTTTATACTAGCAGTTGTAGAGAACCCAAGAGCAGTAGTTGCTGTACCAGTAAGACTTCCTACAAAACCTCCAGTAGCAGTTATAATACCAGAAGTGTTTATATTAGCAGTTGTAGAGAACCCAAGAGCAGTAGTTGCTGTTGATGCTATACCAACAAGACTTCCTACAAATCTAGAAGCAGTTATAATACCAGAAGTGTTTATATTAGCAGTTGTAGAGAACCCAAGAGCAGTAGTTGCTGTTGTAGCAGTTCCAGTAATTGTTCCTGATACTTTCAAACTACCAACAACTTCAAGAGTTGCTGTTGGTTGTGTAGTTCCTATTCCAATACTTCCACTTGAATATACAAAATCAGTTGCTCCTGCTAAAAGTCCGTTACTTGCTTTAAATGGTATTGAATTTACATTTCCTGGTCCAGTCAAATCTGTTACAGTAATTCTAACTGTTGCGACGCCAGTTTGTTCTGTTGCTGCTGCACCAACAAAATCTACTGTTACACCAGTGCCAACAAAATTAAACTTATTAAAACTATTTGCAGCACCGACTTGAATATTATTATTGAATATAGTAAAAGAACCAGGAATTAATCCAGATCCTGTTATTTGAGATGCGGCAATCCAATATCTTTTTCCAGTATTTCCACTAGCAGCAATTAAAACATATTGATTTCCAGAAATTGGAGCAGGATTTGCACCAATAGAAGAAAGACCAACTAACGGGTCTCCCAAATCTGGTTCTGCTTGGTCTAGACCCAAAAATTCATAACGGTCTGTCGTAAGACCAGTTTGTGATTTCTTTTTAACTCTTTTGCTAAGGAACTCTGAACTTGCCATTTATCTATTATTGATTTGAGGTTTCAAGAACACTTGTAATAAACTTAAGTTTTGCTGGACTTGTAGTCGCACTTCCGACAATACTAATGAAATCACCTGTTTCTAGCACTAGTTTTCCAGGCAAAAGATTTGCTGTATCGTTTGCTGGAATTGAAAAATCCTTTACAATTTCTGTAGTTACAGTTGACCCAGCACTTACACGGTTGTGAAACCAACTAATACTTTGAGTGCTAGTGCTGATATTAGCACACTGAGCCAATAAAAATACTCCAACATATCCCGCAGGTGCAGTATAAATAATATCTGTCGTCAACCCAACGACTTTTGTAAATGTTTTAAAATTATTTACTGCTGCTGCTGCAATTGCCATTTCTAATAATCCTCCTTAATCTGATAGTGCAAGAATAAATGGTGTCATGGTAGTGAATAGTGCTTTTGTAAAATCTCTACCTGATATTTGACCTGTTGATTGATTAATCACAACACCATCACCGATATTAAAATTACCTGATTGGTCTGTACTTGTGTAAGTTACAGTTCCACCGTCAATTTGAATTACTTTATTTTCAGGAATTACAACACCACCAAGAGCAGGTTTTGCTGTAAAGATGTTTGTACCAGCACCAACGTATTCAAATGAAATAGTAGATGCGAGTTGTAAACTTCCCCTTGCAAAATAGACAGTTGTTCCAGCACTAACTGTATTATTTAGTGTCTGTAAAAATGTGACCGTAGAAATACCAGCAGACGGTAAAGTTGCAGCAGCAACCTTATAATAAATTGGTTGATAATTAGAAACAAATGCTTCTGCTGTTGTCCCTTCACCTCCTGGTCCGTCAATCGTAACTGTTGCTTCGTACTCCAAGTATTGAGAACCAGAATTCAAAAGATTAATTGCAGTGACTGAACCATTTACAACTGTTGCTGATGCTTGTGCTGTAACTCCATTTGGTCCAGTTGGGGCACTAATCGTAACAGTTGGTGGACTCGTATATCCAGAACCACCCTCACCATCTATCACCAGAATTTCATTAATATTATAATATAAAGTTCCAAAGTAACAAGATTGACCGTCATAAGGACGATTGGTTCCAACACCAGAAATCGTAATTACATTTGCTCTTGCTGTTGCTTCTGTTGTTGCAGTTCCAGTATAACGATAAATGGATTTTGTTGTATTGTCACCAACACCAACAGAATATAATCCATAGTTACCAAAAGATGAGTTAGAGTTTGTAATATCGCACTGCCCACCAGATGATGTATAAATCGCAATATCATCACAAATTGTAAAGATAGAAACTAACTGTGCGTATCCACCATTTGTAATTGAAACTCCAATACCACCTTGATTGTATTGAGTGTAACTATCAACACTCATTGAACCAGTTACACCAATATCAGTTTGGTCTCCTGGTTCTGCATCAAATCCATTAACTTTGAGACCAATACTATTTGCAATAAAGTTAGTGCAGTTGCGAATATAAGGTCCCTTATCAATATTTCCAACGCCTGGGGAGAATGATGGGTCATTTGGATTGGTAGTTCCAATACCAGAATTTCCAGGGTATGTAGTATTAATTCCTACACCAAGAACACTTAACCCATCTCTAATAATTGTCGTAACAACACCAACACAAGAGTAAATTGCTGATGTAACATTCGCACAACCACTTATACTTTGATTACCATATGCACCATCGGGTTGCATACTCAAATCTTTTACTTGTGTGTAATACGTTTGATAATTTCCACCACTTGTTTTTGCGAAAGAAACATTATTAATACAAGACCTTGCAATTCCAGCAGCATAATTTAGTGCATCAATTGTTTCTGTCTTAAATCCAACAATATTTTGAAGTACTCCCCCTGTAGTGTAATATGATTTTCCTGCACCAACACACTTGGAATTTCCACCTCTTGTGATGTCGTAACACACTGCTTTCAATGCAGACTTGACACCTTGTTTAATTGTACTTATTCCAGTATTAAATACTGGATTTTTATAATCTGTGCTTGTTAAATATCCAACAGTTTCATCTGTAATGAAATCAAGATTCAGTCTAATCAATCTTGCACCATCAAAGAATCTATTCGATGAAACACCAGCCAATGGAACAAATGATACAACTGCTGCGCCACTAGTCGCAGGAGCACCATTAAAGCTTAGGTTAGTCATATGACAACCGTTATTTACATAAAATAAGTCTAGACCTGGAGATTGTGGAGTTACAATACAGTTGCGAAGTTCTGTTCCTTGAACGGAAACATTTGCTGCCAATGTGATAGGATTATTTTCAACATAAGTTCCAGGGAAAACCTTAATTGTATCACCAGGTAATGCAAGTGCTGCTGCTGCTTTGATTGTTCTTTTTGCGTCACTTTCCACCAATCCAGTGTTTGTGTCACTGCCTTCAAAAGCAACGTAAATTGTTTTACCAATTGAAGTTTTGATTCCGACCTGAACTGTTCCTTTTCCAATTGCTTGAGAAGATGTTAAAGTAATACCAGTTCCTACTGTAAGTTGTGTTACAATACCAACTAAATTAATACCACTTCCAGAAAAGAAAGTTGCAGTAATAATTCCAGCAGAACTTAATTGACTTACAGTAGTAACACCAAGAGTTGTAATACCAGAAACTTGAAGACTAGAAGCAGTAATAAAACCTACTGTTGTAATACCAGGACCGACTTGAAGTTGTGTAACAGAAGCAATACCACCAATAACATTTACTGCTGTTGTAGCAGTTCCAGTAAGACCTCCTACAAAACCTCCAGTAGCAGTTATAATACCAGAAGTGTTTATATTAGCAGTTGTAGAGAACCCAAGAGCAGTTGTAGCAGTAGATGCTATACCTACAAGAGTTCCTACAAAACCTCCAGTAGCAGTTATAATACCAGTAGTGTTTATACTAGCAGTTGTAGAGAACCCAAGAGCAGTAGTTGCTGTTGATGCTATACCTACAAGATTTCCACTAAATGTAGTTACAGTTAGGATACCAGAATTGATATTAATTTGATCTATAGTCGCAATACCAATATAAGCATTCGTAATTGAAGCAATCCCAATAGTTGCTATTCCAACACTTGCAATACCAGAATTGATATTAATTTGATCT